AAATCCATAGTCAAGTCCATCAATAGTTACTACAGAAGATTCGTTATAGTCATAAGTGACTCTTTCTGCGTGACCAACAAATCCAAAGAGTGAACCAGAACCAATATAGTTTTCTGTATTCTTTTCTAATGCAGAACCAGAGAACCTGAATATATTTGGTTCTGCCTTTGTAATGATAACTCTTGAGAGACCAGCACCAGTAAATCCAAAGATACGACCAGAACCAACATGCGGTGCTGGTGCAATTGAATCTTTAGCAGAACCAGAGAATCTAAAGAGATTTGTGGACTCTTGTTTTGCTCCAATAGATTCTGCAGAACCAGTAAATGCAAATAGTGAGCCAGAACCAATATGTGATAGTGCTGCTTTTGGTTCTGCACTTCCCCCAAGAACGAATTGTCCAGAACCCTTGTGAATTGGTAGTACAAAAATTCTTGCTGAACCAAATATAGAAATTCCATCAGTACCAAATATTGATGGAGACTGGTTAACACTGGTTAGTGAGTCTAGTTTTAGTTTTCCGAATGGAATTCTTGTGTCATTATCAATAATAAATCCATAATTAATATTATTCCATGGTTTTTGTGGACTTACTATTTCAGATATTAATCCGTAATCATCATCACTAGTATAAGCATCCGCAATAAATCCATAATCAATTCCTTCTGGTCTTACTACAGAAGATTCGTTGTAGTCATAAGTAACTCTTTCTGCATGACCAACGAATCCAAATAGATTTCCTGAACCAACATAGTTTTCTGCGTTCTTCTCGACCGCAGAACCAGAGAATCTGAATATATTTGTTTCTGCCTTTGTAATAATAACTCTTGAGAGACCAGCACCAGTAAATGCAGAGAATGTGCCAGTTGAAGAGTAATTTCCTCTTGAGAATGCATGAAAAGCACCACCAGAGAAATTAATGGAACGTTTAATTCCTTCTGATGGTGCGTTGGTGGTAGCATAAACTGCTCCACTGAATCCAAATAGTTTTCCAGATCCAGATTGGTATGCAACTCTGGAATTCTGAGACTCTCCAAGTCCTCGAATCCTTCCAGAACCGACATGTATTGGTAAAACGTATATCTTTGCTTTTCCTTGAACAAGAAATGTTATTCCACCAACACTTCTTCTTACCAGACTTACATCTGCAAATTCTGTAGAAATACTTAGTGTTCCAAAAGGAATATTACTACTGAGAATTGTAATAGTTCCATAATCAAACTTCTGTTTCTCGGAGGTTATTTCATCAGTAATTAATCCAAAATCATCATAATAACTAAAAACTTCATTTATTAATCCGTAATCCTCGGATTCAAAATTAACTAAAGCAGATTCATTATAAGAATATGTTCTTTGCTCTTCAAGTTCTTCGGAATATGATGAGAGTTTAAATTCTGGATCTCCTATGAAAGTAAGATCAGACAGCAAAACAGAGGAGTAGTTGCTAATGGTTTCATTAGCATAAAGACTAATCCTATGGCTGTCAGATCCAGTTGTATAGGAGAATATTGCCATTAGTTAATTTTAAATACCTCCATCTTCGTCCAGGCACCATCACTAGGTCCCCTAATGACTTGACTGGTTGGATTTGATGTATAAACAGTGGCATCAATATAATCTGTTGTTCCATTCATCGTAACAATCCCGCAAGCATTTTGAGTATAAGAGAAGGTATGTATTCCAACCATACTCAATGCAAATGTATTTCCGTTTTTTCTGATTTGAATATTTGTTTGATTATTTGTAATCGTACCCTCCAACCAATTAACCATTAAATCGACATGATAAGTTCCAGCAACAGTTGGTGTAGTGCGAGTTGTAATTCCACTATACCAATTATTTGGATCACTAACTACAGAAAATCCAATTAAAGTATCAGTACCGTTAAGAGCAGTTTGATCTGTTGTTCTTGCTAGTTTTACATAATAATTTCCAGGTGCGTTTAAATTACCAGTGATTGTTGTAATACCAGAAATAGTAACATTTCTTGCAAATTGAAGGTCAAGATCCGAAACTGTAATCGTTGGATTTAAATTTGTATTACTTCTAATATAATTTGTTACTATTTTTCCTTGGAAAGATACATCACCACTTGTATCAAAAACATAAAATGCATTTGTTCCATTTGATGATTGATAATAACCACTACTTGGACGGAAAGAAGATGCAGTTACAATACCAGAAGCTCTAATTCCTCCAGAAGTAATAGTAACTGCTGATCCAATAACTACTGATGTAGCAGTAACAACACCAATAGTAACATTTGGAGTTCCTGTTAGTCCTTGTGCAACTGTTGCAATTCCTGCTGTAGTTGCATAACCAGCGGTAATTGAATATGTAGGAGTTCCCAATCCAGCAACATCATTGGCAAGATTGTTAATCTCAACACGTTGTTGTTCAAATGTATAATTTGGTCCGACGTAACGCAATACCATACAAGTCTCCTACAATAAAAAATAGGAGGGATCGCTTTGGCAACCCCTCCATAACAAAGATATCGTTTTCGAGAAATCAGTCGAGGCTGATATTTAGGGTGACCTTAATTTGGTCTCCGTTGTTCTGAATGTTGTAAGGACCGTTTGTAAATCTTTCAGCAAACATGATGCTGCTGTAAAGTGTCGCACTTCCTACACCAGAAAGTGCTGGAGTAGTTCTGAATGTGCTTGCATCTGGTGTCTCAAAAATTGTATATGTTGATGATGCCGTGGTTGTATTACCAGTTCCTGCTGCAATGTAAATTACATCTCCTGGAACCAATCCATGAGTAGTTGCACCAACACTTACCTGAGAAGCATTGAAGTAAATAGTAGCACCAGTAGCAGCCTGAATGTTGTTTACCAGGTTATTGCTTAAATATACAATTCTTTGACTTTCATCAAAACCAGTAACTAAAGTATTTTCTGGGATTGCATTAACTTCCCCAACAACATTTCCGTGAGTTACTGCCATACCAACGGTAATATTTTCACCAACGTTCTCGGTGAAAGTTACAATACCACTTACTGTAGTTGTGGTTGCCTTATCTAATACAATTCTATTGGTTCCTGCAACTCCCACTACTCTTGTTCCAGGTGCAATTCCTGTACCAGAAACTCTTTGATTTGTAGTAATTCCAGTTGGTGAGTCAACATCTACCGAGAAATATCCAGTTGAACCAACACCAGTTGGACTGTACTTTTTATCAAATAGAGTAACGTAGTTTCTACCAATTGTTCCAGTAGTTTGTGTTTTTGCAACTGCTACTGCTGTAGATACTGTCACTGCATCCTGAACACCATGGATGCTAACTGGCATGTTATTTGCTCTAACTAGGTAATAACCATACTGGTTATTTGCTGCAGAACTGAATGTAAATGTTTGCTCAGGATATGATGCTGTAGTTGTTCCTCTACCAAATGAAAGTGATTGGTTTAAGAAAGTACCAGTGTTTGGAACGGTTAGGACGATTGTATTACCATCAATAGCAGCAACAGTAGCACGGGAACCTACTCCACCGCCTTCTACGTAATGACCAACAGCAATATTAGTTGTTGAGGAGACTGTTATTGTATATTGATTTACTGTTCCAGAACCAGTTGTAGTGACGATTGGGTTCACAATGGTTCTTACGTTCCAAAGGTTTCCATTTAAAAGGATACCATATTGATTTGCATAATCTTGGTCAAATCTATTATTGATTACTGCTGGATATCCATTTGATGGTGCAGTACCATATCCAATATTACCAGAAGCATCATATGGCTCATAGAATTTATCTTGAGCAGGAACATCTGATTCCGCTGGATTAGTGTCACTGGAATAAAGTTTTAGAATTAAATTTCTTGGAATCTCATGATTACTATTTACAAGATACCTTAAGGATTGAAGTTCTCCACAATCTGGTACTAATAGTGCCATTGATAATGTCTCCTAACTCGTTATGAATTAACTTTATATTCTTATTTATAATATAGAATAATCAAATCTTTAACTTCAAAAATACAGAACATCTTTGGACCCCAGTGCAACTCAATACATTGAATCTTAAAACATCACCTAATTCTAATGTTTTTGTCCAAGTTGTAAGGTTGTCGTCTTTATTTTTGTTTTGATTATTTAGTATTGGATATTCACTCCCAACAATTGAATTAAAATTATTTGGGAAATTACTATAAGAAGATTTTTCTATGTTAAATGCTATTGTCCCAGTTGTTTCCGAAAGTATCGTCCAGGATTCTATTGTTCCAGTGACATCTAATGTTAAATACCCTTTATTTCCAGGAGTAATATCTAGAGAACCATTATCAACCATGAAAACAATAGTTCTTGTCAAATCTGCCGTTGTTTGTAATGCTATTCCAGAAAAATTTGCTCCTGCTGCTGGAGGATTTGTAAACGAAAGAGTACTTCCAGAAACTTGATAATCAATAACAGGTCTTAATATAATTCCATTAATTGAAATGACCAATTGCTGCTCATTTGCTGGAGTATATGGTTGTCCATTTACTGCCAATTGAAATAATGTAGTAGAACCATTAAATTGAGATGAAATATTATCCAAAATCAAATTGGTGTATTGCACACTTCTCAGAGGTGCTTCATAATTTACCCCAATGTTATATTGGTCCTCTTGGACTAAATTAACATTAAAATTTGGAGATGATACTACTACATCATAATTGCTCATATGCTAACACCAGGAGTAACTAGTAAACTTCCTTGTACAACTCTAGTATTGTAATTTGATGGAGATGTAATTACAACATCATATACATATCTTCCACCTTCCATTAAGGAAGTTTCAGATTTTGCCATGGAAACCATTATTTTTCCTTGAGCTCTATCTGGAAATGATATTGTAAATGGATAAGTTTTTGATGAATATGGGCTCTTTTTGATGTAACTTATCGCAGTATAATTGAAGAGGTTCAATCTTGAACCGTTTTCATTATAAATCGTAAAAGTGCTTTGAAAATCTGCACCTTGTTCTAATACTAGATTTATAATCTTGGCAGACATTGAAAAAGTTACTTTTTAGTTATTTATCCTTTCTATTATAAGTTTTAAGCAATCTTTTATTTCTTGGATATCTGTTTTTATCTTATCCAATTCTTGCTTTTCTTCCAATTTTGCATTTTTTATTTTCAAATATTCATTATACTCATGTTCATTGCAATTTAAAACTGCATTGGTCTCTTCATCTCTAAAGAGACCTGTAGTATCTTTTATCGGTATCATAGTACTGCTATTGCCCTTAAATCTTTAATCTTTGGAACAACTGATTGATTGGTTCCAGTCATAATGATTTTTATCTGGAATCCATTAAACATTGGCAAATCTTTAGCAGTATACTCATAACTTCTATATTCAGATTCAGTTGATGATGGTAAAACATTTGTATCTGGTGTGCCATCACTATTTTTTGGATTTATCACATTTCCATTTGCATCAACATTTTTGAATCCAGGGAATAGTTCAAATAATTGTTGATCATCTGGGGTATCTGGTCTAAGCAAACGATACATGACTATAATATCATTTGTTGTATCTCTATAAGCATCAAAATACACTTTAAGGCTATCTGCAGACTTTTGTAATCTTATTATCTTAGAAACGTAAATTGCAGATGATGGGTCATCATAAAGACTATTAACTCTAGGATCTAAGAGATAATTTGTTATTGGTTTATCAATTCTATTCATTGTTGTAATAATATTGACCCTATCTAAATCTATAATTGGTGAAACTTTAGTATCACTTGTAGATAAAGTCATTTCCATAACAAATGATTTGTATCCAAGATAACTTTGTAAATTATCAATTTCATTTACTCTTGATGCTATAATCCTTGGATTTTCAAAATAATTATTTGAATTTAATGATATAGATTCAAATTCTCTTGCACTAAATGGAAGTTCTTCTCCATTTACACTCTTTCCTGTTACTGTTCTTATCTTTGCTGCAATTGAGGTTGTTTCTGGCATCAATGATTGTATATTTGGTCTAATGATATCAAATTGAATATTTTGAGATGCTTTTGGACCAGATATGGTATTTGTGCTAGGTGAAAGAATATTTAAATCGTATGTTCCACCAGTCTTAGTTTCTTTGAAGAAGAGTTTTGGTGGACCAAACTTTCTATCCTTTCCTCTTTCTTCCATTCTAACTTTAATGTGGTAACTATCCAAAGTTATTGGATACTTATTAGCATCAACATCACTAAATGAATGAGTTCTGTTTATTCTTCTCAATGAAACACCATTGAATTCATATTTGAATACTGGAGAACCAGCAACATGATATGGAATCATATTAACACTAAAGACTCCAGTTTGATCAATATCAACACCTCTTGTTATTCCAGTAAGAGTATTTGTCGATGCCTCATAACCAGTATATCTAATAATTTCATTATTAATTTTTATATAACCTGGATTATCAGAAGAAACTCCAACATTTTCAAAACTAGTAAAGATACCAACAGAAGAAACTTGAATATTACCAGTTGCTGCTTGGTTGTAATCACTTACTGTCTTTTCTGGAGGAATATCTGATTCAATTCCATACAATGTTACTTTATTATTGTTGGAATACATTCCATGGTTATTGTGATTAACTTTGAAGTGTAATCCATCTTCTAATAGTTCAGTATAATTTACTAAACCATTTGTAATTGTTGAAATTCCATTGCTTGGATTAATATATGAAATCTCATTAGCAACATTTGATGTGTTTATATCATCTTGAACTTGATCAATAATTAGTGAGTTAAACGAGGATATTATTCCAACAGAATTTGGAATAGTCAGAACAAGATTTTTGCCAAAGTTTCCAGTTAAACTACTTGAAACAGTTAGTGTATCACCAATTGCATATCCAGTTCCACCGATGGATACTGTAGCAGCAACTGCAACACCAGATTGAACAGTTAAGTTGACCTTAGCACCAGAACCTCTTCCAGAAATAGTAGTTAATGCTACATCAGAATAAGTAGCATTCTGCGTGTATCCAATTCCTGAATTTGTAATGCTTAAGGTTGAATTAATTCCGATAGCACCAACAATACTTGCTAATTTACCTGAGAAATTTGGATAATTTGATTGTAGAATTGTTGTTCCTGGAATTAAATTAGTTACATCATAAGTAGTTAAAGTTCCAGAAAGTCCCACTAAAACTTTCTTAGAATATGCAACTATTGGATTTGGTCTCAATGAAGCAATCTGTCTATTGCCAACTCCCAAGTCTGGGTTGTAGAATCTAAAACTTCCTGTAGTTGATTTAAACTCTGCTCTATAAAGAACAAATTTTAAATCTTCTAACTGAGAAGGTTCCCAAGTTGCCCCATTTTGTGACTTGAATAGTGAACCAAGTGTTGGTTGTTGAGAAACAATAATTTTTTCTGCTTCTGGTTTGTTGATGGTTGATACATCAACTTCGGTCATTCTAGAAATCCAAACATTATATGAATTTGAGTTGGAGATTAAGACGATTGCATAATCATTACCACCTTCTAAAAATACTGGTGCAGGGAATGTAAATGTTGTTGGAACTGAAGCATCTTCAGAAACATTAATTTGGTCTGGATTTAAAACTACTTCCCCGAATGGAAGAATTTCTTGTGATGGAAGTCCAAGATAAGAAGTTCTTACCTGCAGTGTAATTGGAATATTTGCTTCATCTTTGGTTCTAAAGAATACATCACACTTGGTTACAAAAATACCATTATTTTCATTAACTTCAAATGTTTGTGCAAGAGGGTCTACCCATCTAGTTTGAATTACTCTAGTAGAGACTACAGATCTGTTTGTAAGAGTTGTGTTTGCAACTAATCTATCTTCAGTTTCAGTTAAAGTTCTAGAATCTGTTCTAATATTTCTTTCAATATCTGCATTTCTAATTCTTAACGTAAGACTCTCTACATTATCTACAGTTCCACTAGAAGTGAAGTTTGATTCTGCAATACTATCTACTGAACCACCAACTGTAGAATTTGTTGAACTTGTGGTTAAAGTTAAAGTCTTTGTTCCAGTATCAAAAGTTGGATTTGATGGAATCGTTGGATCGGGAATGAATAAAGTTCCAATAAAAGTTCCAGAAGAATCTGTTACCAATCTAATATCAGTTACTGTAGCAATCGCATTACTCAATGCACCAACTAATTGCATAGATGGTGCAACAGAACCAAAGAATCTAGAATCTGCTTGATTTTCTAAACTTGCAGTATCAACATTTAAAATGGTTGTAGTTGACGAATATGAACCAGAAATGGAACTTGTTGGGTTGTATGGATTCTCTTTATAGAATTCAGTTGGTTGATTGTATGGACCATACTTATGGTTTTGTTTTGCCAATCTAAATGTTATTGATCTGTTTACACCAGTTACAGGCATGAATCCAGTAACAGTCTCCCCTTCAATAAATGTTCCACTTGTCATTCTAACTTCAAGAAGTTTAGGAACAACAAAATTTGTCATGTCCCTATTATCAAAGAATGCGTACATTCTTGTAGATGGTTTCAATCTTCTTGCTATAATTTCAATATTTCTAGATCTCATCAATGTTAGAATTGCTCTAGAAACAACCCTATCTCCAAGACTAGTTGTATCGAATCTTTCACTAACTCCAAATTGAATTCCTTGTCTTGTCTGTTCAGTCGTAGTTGTAATTGTGTTATTTCTGAACTGCGTGACAGAATCCTGGAAAATATCTGTTGTTGTTATAACATTTCCAGATGTAACTGTAGATGATGATAAAAATGTAGATGGATTTTGAATTTGTGTAATTACAGGACCCTGTACTGTGGATGTTCCTGTCCAATTTGTTTCCCATGCATTCCAGTTAATTGGTGACAATCCAGTATTGGTATCAACACCAAGCATTTGAATTGCTGTATTATAATTTCCTTCAATATCTTGTGTTCTTTGTGTTCTTCTAGTTTCTATCCAAGTATCTGTTGAAGGATTTAATTCGATTGTTCCAATCCAACTTGGAGTGTTGAATGGATTTACATTTTCAGTTCTAGTAGCAAATTTATTTTCAGTGTAAATTACATCAGAATAATCTAAGCATACTACATCACCTATACGTTTTACATTCTTGGAACCTAAATCAGTCGCAAATCTCAAATCTATATTAGGATTGGAAGTTGTTCCAATACCAATAACTGCTTCGGAACCTAAAATTAAATCAACAGAAGTAGTGTAATGCTGTGGTCTTAAAACACCAAGTGAAGAATCCACACTTGCTTTATAAGATTGATTTGTTATATCTCCACCATCATAGGACTTAAAGTTATCAACAAAGAATCCTGCTTTGAATTTATCTAGTCCTGTTTGTGGGTCTCTAATTGATAGATTTTTTGTATCAGTTTCTAATAGAGATAGTGAACTATAATACTCAACGTTTGCTAATCTATTTTCCAACCTTGAGATATCCTTCATGGTATATCTCTTATGACTGGAGATAGAAATACTTACATCCTTCATATCATAAAGATATGGAGGATAATAGAAAGTTGCTATTTCTAAAGCAGAATCTAAATTATTTGGTGCCTTTGGAGAATTGGATGGAACACCACTATTAATTACAAATGTTCCTTCTTTGGTTAAGAATAGTTTATCAATTCTTGGAAGGAAATAACTATAAGATAGATTTATAGTTCTATCTTTTGTTAAAATGTTGTTAGATGCATTAGCATTTAATGAGAATCTTCTAGAAAGATATTCAAAGGGAGATTTTGTTGCAGTTGTTGGATTAAATTCAGAAACTCTTGGTCTCAAATCAACAATATCAGTATTTCTGTATCCATCAATTACTGGAACATCTTTCGTGTATCTATCTCTATCAAAGGAATCTGCAGAAACAAAGTCTCCATCATCTGCAGGATTGATTGTGTAATTATTAAATATTACTCTTATTCTCTTTGTTGGAGCAGAAACTTCTTTCTTTCTGATTATCCTTGAATAATCATAGTATTCAGATCTCTGTCCATTATCTAAAATATAATTATCCTTAATATTTTTATCACCAACTGAAATAGCACTAACAGTACCAGAAATATTTGTTTCTGAAGATGTCACTTGCTCACCCAAAGCAAATCTATTTTCATTCAAATAAACTACTTCTATACTATTTGTGTTATCGTTTGAAACATAAGCAGCTACAGCACCACTTGTGCTTCCAACCAACTTTTCACCCTTTATAAAGTTGTTTAAACTTGAATTTAATGAGGTAAAATAGACTCTAGGTAAAGATGGGTCTGATGTTGAAGAAGATTCATAAATTCCAAGAACATTAACAACATCAGGAATATTTAATGATATTGATTTATCCTGAACTCTAAGTCCATAAGGTCTTCTATATGTTAAACCATCGTTCAAAGTTGTTCTTCCAATGCCAGAAGAAACTAAAGATGAACCATCAACAATAATACTTGAACATCTATTAAAAAGTTTTTTCTTTAATTTTGTATTTACTTTTTTATACGTTACAGTAAGAATTGCCTGACCATTCCCACTTAAATTAACTAAACTTATAGTCCTTCCAGAAACATATACTTTTTGATTATCTAAAGATTCGATAATTCCATTGGAAATATAGGTAAGACTATAATCTTCCTCATCAAATGATTCCAAAGTTAAATTAGTATCTGTTTCTAAATTTCCATTGAAAGAATTTGATACTACTGTTATAAGATATGATTTTCTTATAGAGATGGAAGATGAACTTAAATCAAGACTAGAGATATTATTATCTCTAAGTTTTGCATAAAGAAATGCATTAGAAGTGTTTAATACATTTAATGTTACTTTTTTAAAGTCATTTGCGGTAATTGTAGAAGATGGAAGAGTTCCATCTGAAATTCCAGCAACACTGTTTGTTGGAGAAAGAATTAATTTCTTCTCTGAAGTATTAATACTTATAACTTCATTGTAGGTTGGTATTGAGTTGCCTTGTTTTGTGTAAGATACAATATCACCTGTTTTTATTCCAACATAGAAATTACTAGTGGAAGTTGTAACTGTACTTATACCTGATGCACCACTGGTAATAGTATATTGAACTCCAGGTTCTGTTAACGAAATTTTATTTGTAAGAAGTGGATCTGCAGTAAATGTTCCAATTCCCAATACTGTGTTTATTCCTACAAGTTGATGTACATCTGTAAGGTTATAATCTCTAACTGATGTAATTACTCTTCCATCTTCTATTCCATCAATTATAATTCCTTCATCAACTTTAAATGAACCAGAAACTTGGTATAAGTTAATTATATTTGTGTTTACAACATCTTCTGCTACGTATCCACTAGAGGAACTATTCTTTCCTTCAATAAAAGTAGATGCACTTAAAGTGACAGATGTATTTAAAGTTATTGTTGTATAAGTCTGAATATCAAAAAGAGAACAATCAAATTCACTCAATGAATTTGCATATCCTGCATTTTTCAATTTTAAATCATAAATTCTAGCAACACCAATTTTCTTTCCAGCAGGAGTTCCTGGGGAAGCCGTTCTTCCAGAATAAAGTGCTACTTGAGATGTTGAACCAAAACCAACTGGAAGAGAACCATAAACATTGTTCAATACAATTTGTCTGCCAACACTAAAAGGTATTGATTGATTTACTACTTTTTCTGTGGTTCTTGGCTTATTGAAATCTATGATAGTAGTATCAATAGTTTCAATATCATATCCTCTAACTACTGCTTTTCCTGGTGATACTAAAATACAACCAACAGAATCACTAGGAATATTTCCTTGTTTTGTTTGTTGATTGGATACAAACATTCCATTGTTTCCAATCTGGTCATTTAATGATTCTTTTAGAGAAATATTAAATGGTCTTACATAGTAATCTCCAGATTCATCATATGTCCTTCTTGCCAATTCATCTTTAATTAAATCGTAATTGGTTGTTTTTACGAATTTTTGAATTACTCCCTTTTCTACTCTAAGTAATTCGACAAAATTTTCATCATTAAAATCTGTAATTTCCTTTTTAATTAAAGTTACATCAAACTTTAATCTATCAGCTCCTGGTGCTGAAAAATTAGAGAATCCCTGAGCATTATCAAACAAATCATTATAAGAATTGGATGCTACTGCCAATTCTTCATTAATTAAAAGTCCAACTCTATATGAAGGTGTATTTGTATACTGATCTAATATAACTGTTTGTGGATTTACTGTAACAAAGAATCCTCTAATGAAATAAACACCAGATGCTATTTTTGCTGCAGAACCAATAGCAGTAGAATTTGAAATTACTGAAGTTGCAAAAGATGAACCACTTCTAATTGCAGAAATTCCATAAGTTATATCATTGACTGCTAAAAGATTTTCTCCATCAACAAATTTATTTGTTGAGAAATTAGTATCACTTGAACTTTGATATTTAATATAAAGAGTATAATTCTTTCTATCTGAAATTTGATTTGTAATATAGTTTTCTACTTTTGCGGTTACTCCGCTAGTTTCACCTTTAATTAATTTTCCTACAAGACTATCAATATACAATGAAACTGGTATTCCTAAATGAGTTTCGTCAATTTGAACACATGTATAGTTTGAATCATAGGATAATTGTCCAGGAATAACCATTGCACCTTCTTTAAAGAAGTGCTGTCCAAACTTTTCAATTTGATTTTGGAGAATTGACTGTAGTGTAGTTAATTCTCTTGCTTGTATTGGAGTCGCTGGTTTAAATAATACTCTTTGATAATTTTTATTTGAATCAAAATCATCAAAGTATGGAGATACATTTAAATTGGTATTTTGAGGCATTTTTCTTTAGAACTCCAATACGATTTTAATATCTTCTTTTTGGCTTGCTGATCTTGGAATTGCTTTCCTATTGTCTATGTAAATTATATCACCAGATCTTTTGTTGTATTCTGCAGATGATATTCCAGCAACAAAGTTGCTTCCCAATTGATATGTCCTACTATTTATTACTGTACTTATGCCCGTAAAGTTCCTATCAATTGATAGTGCTGGACCAATAATAGTTGGACATTCAATAGTATATGAACCACCAGCAATTGGAGATGAACTAAATCCATTAATCTTATAATTAACACCAGCAGTAGCAAGTCCAACTGGTTGATAATATTTTAGAACACCAGTAACATTATCCCAAGAAGCAACAAATCCAATTGCAGTCATTCCTGTTCCTACTGTCTGTCTAATTACAGAATCAACTGGATATGTTGTCTGTGTTGTTACTCCAGATAATTTTATTGAATTTAATGCACTTACCTGCCCAAGTGTTAATTTTTCAGTATCACTTCCAAAAATTGTAGGATTTTTTATGATTCCAATTCTAGCAAAATCATTTCCAAGGATAATATCTGGGTTTTGCTCATCTGTTAAATATCTTGAATAAACAAGTACTCTATATGCACCAAGTTCTCTGTAAATATTATATCCATGTCCTCCCTTAGGTGGAATAATAACATCAAATGATGCTGTTCTTCCATCATTTGATAATTCTGATGGTATACCAGGGGCACCTGGTTCAAATTTAATAATTCCCTTAGTATATCCAGAACCACCGTCTGTAACAAAGACTTCAGAAACTTTTCCAAATGAATCAACAGTAATAGTTGCTTTTCCTCCAGTACCATCACCTAATATTGGGATATTAGTAAAGGATTTGGAAATTGGTTGGTAATTTATTCCTCTATCTGTAATAGTGATTACTTCTACTTTTCCATTAATAGCATTATTTTTAGTTGCAATAGTTTCCCCAACTTCTCCCCAATTTTCTGGAACTGGAATGAATTCGATAGAATCAAATTTAACAATTTCTGATGGTTTTATTGTAAACAAATATTTCCAAATATAACCATCTCCACTTGTTCCTGCTGGTCTTGCTTCTAAATCAATAAATGTTGGTTGGTCAAAAGATGGCCTTCCCCCTGGGTTTTCTGGGTCTGTTCCATTTTGTAAGCAAATATAAACCCTAAAATCTTCATTTATTACATAAAAATTTGATTCATATAAACTTGGTTGATTTGTTACTGGAGTCTTTTTATAAATTGAATAATCATGACGGTACATTTCATAGGTTGTTCCAGATGTCCATTGGACTTTTCTAATCATCCTACGAACATCTTCATTTGTTATTTTCTTCATCGCAATGATGGTTTCTTTTATTTGATTTTCTTCATCAAAACCATCCAATGGAGTTAATCCATCCCCCCAAATAGCAGATCCACCTGCCTGTGGATTTAAGCTATTTGGTTGACCAATAAAGGTATAGTAATTATTTGCAGTATTACCAACTGAAACTAAACTTTTTACAAAAGTTTCAGCATTCATCACCCTAAATTGTTCAGTTATTATAGCAGGCATTTTATACAACCGTTTTTTCTTTATTTAGTTCTATTTCAGTCCACGAGTTCTGTATACATCTGGAGCAGTTGACAATCCAACTAATCCATTATTTGTGTTTACAAAGAAGTTTTCTGGATTAAATCTAGTTCTATTTTGGAAATCATAAATCTTGCCCCAAGTGTACTTACCGTATACTCCATTTTCATTAGTATTAGTATTAACCTGAATTGCAATATTTCCTGGACCTGGTGCAAAGTAGCATCTTACGGTCACTATTCCAGAAACAGAAGGACTTACAGCACCAACTCTATAAACACCATCAAGGAAAGAAGTTGCAGTTCCAACTTTAGATGCTGGATAATTATTCATTCCTCCTATTGAAGTTGTTATACCAGTTAAAGCATGACCAACAGTAGAATTGCTATCAAAAATTACAAAATAATCACCTACTTCTAATTGACTATTTGTTACCCCAAATGTGTTAAGTGAAGAATAACCGATTCCTAATGAAACATTATCATATTGTTCACTCTGTAACACAAAATCAATATGAGTTGCTCCAACTCCTACGTATTTAATAATTCCAAAATCACCTTTTGCTTTAATTGAATATATCTTTTCAGTTGTAATATTATCTCCCTCAATGATAACTGGAGGAGGAGATGATTGAGAATAACCAAAACCAGGATTTACAATATTAACGTTGGAAACAGTTCCATTTGTTACAGTAGAAGTTGCAGTTGCTCTATTATAAATTGGTTCAGCATACATTGTAGTTCCAGCAGTCCCAACTAGTAAATATCTACCTTCCTCTGCAATTATTGGTCCAGGAAGTCTTAACTCTGGAGGAGGTGGAGCAGGAATAAATGCCAAATCTTTAACAACATTGCTTTGTTTTGTATCTCTTTCTGTCCAATAAGATAAATCTAAAGAGAACATCAATTTATTTGCAGAAGTTAATGCAACATAAATTCCATACTCATACTTGATGTTTAGAATATCATCAGAAATATTTGGAACTATTCTTGTCCAATTTGTGTTTCCTGCAGAAGAAACAAATATTGTTCCATTTTGCCCAACTGCAACAAATTTTGTTCCAGTCCAAATGACCTTTTCAAAATTTCTAGTAGTAGGTAATTGTACTATTCTATCCCAAATATTTCCATCAGTGGAATGTAAAATTATTCCACCATCACCAACAACAACAAATCTCGCATTATTTGTTGCCACACTATTTAAATTAACAAATGCAGGAGGATTTCTCTTATATAATGCAGTAGTTCCTATGCCAACACCAGTAAATAATCCTGTCCCATCTCCAACTGCAACTACAGTTCTTCTCAATGAAGAATATGCAACATCATTAAATGTGCCATAGTAGGTAGAAAAATTAATTATTGGATCTGGTAATCCAATAACAACTGTCTCTTCCAATAATTTAAGTTCAGACCAAGGAGATAGTGTAGTATTAATCCCAGTGGCAGTAACTACTTTTGCAAACTGTCCAACTGCATAATAACGACTTGTTTCTGCAACAGCAACAGAATTGAAAGATATGGTTTGACCATAACCAATAAATGATTGATTCCACTCCAAACCATTTGTTGAAATTGCAACTATACCACTTGAACCAACAGAAATAATTGGTTTTCCTATTGCAATTTTATTAAGTGTATATGAACTTGATATTCCATTATTTGTTCCTTTCCAATTATAAATTGGATCCTTCATCTTTATGAATGCAGAAGAAATAGCAACAACAGGATTTGTTAATGTGTTGTATCCTGTTCCAGCATAGGAAATGTTCAAACTCGAAATTGTTGATGCGGAAGAAACTATCGCAGTAGAAATTGCTGGTTGTATATCATTGACATCTACAATATGTACATCTCTCAGGTTTTCACTAAGACCATCAACTTCGTTGAATAGTGGGAAAGCATTATTTACATATAGTGCTTCATCTTCAGCAAAAACATTATTAATTAGTTTAGTGTTTGGAGAAATTCTTGCCTTCAAATCTGGTCTTGATTTTGAATAAAGAACACCATTTATAATTTTATCTACAGTCTGCTTCATCCACCTTAGAGGTCTTTCCTTTGTGACATCAGTATTAATTCCAATACTGTCATAAGTAAATGTATCTAAGGAATCAGAAGATATTATTTTCTTAACAACTCTTTCGAATTGTGGTCTATCTGCTGGATCTAAAATATTCTCACCAATTTGTACAGAATCTCCTTCTTTAATTGTTTTTGGTGGGTCAATTTGTTCAACGTCTAAGTCGGAACCTCTAAAGAACAATATTGTGCATTTTGAATTTTCTTTAGGTGCTTCTGTAAATGTTATTCTGGAACCATTAAATGTATATGCTTTTATTGGTTCTTGCAGAATATCATTCAGGTAAACAAATAAATTATATTCAATCTTAATATCTGTGCTTGGGTCTGATTTTAAACTTAATACTTCTGTAGTTCCACCTTGAGAAACAGTTAAAGTAAATTTCTTCTTTGTCCCTGTAAAATACTGAGATATGTCATCAAACTGAATAAATTGACCTGGATAGAATCCACTAAATTTATCTGTTAGTGTTTCTTCTACAGTTATTCTAAATTCACTAAATCCAATTCCTATATTTGGATTAGTTGTGATTCCAGAAACTTTTAGTATATCTCCAACTTTGTAATAAAGACCAGGATCTTCAATATCAAATCCAATAATATTTCCTTGATTTCCAACAACAACCGATGCTTTAGCACCAATTCCATTTCCAGAACTTCCAGAAATATACTCAAGAGGCAAATCACTATATGATGTTGGTATGCCGATTAAAACCCTTGGTGGTGGTGATGAAGTATATCCACTTCCAGCATTTACGATTGAAATTGAAGTTATAGTTCCACCAGTTCCAATAGTTGCAGATAGTGATGCTCCAGAACCAACATTTGATAAAATTTGAATTTTTGGAGGAGTTCTGTATCCACTTCCAAATCCTCTAACTGTTACTGCAGATATTGTTCCTGCTGCAGAAACAGTTACTGATGCCCCTGCACCGACCAATGGTTGATAACCATAACCAGTACTAATCCCAGTTCTAACAATTTTTCCTGCTCCTGGTGTTCCAGTTAAAAATCTTATTCTATTCTTTCCTGGATTATCAACTACAAAATCGGTATTTGATATTTGTGGAACATTGTTGATTAATACTATTGGATTATTATTAACATCAATTGAACTAGTCAAAACTGTGTTTGTATTTGTATAAATTCCGACTATATCATTTCCATAATTCTGGAGGAAAAATTCAGTGGAAGAAGCACCAACAAACTTTGTAGAAATATCATCAAAAATTAAGTTTTTATCATTTGGAGTTCCTGGGTCAAACCTTCTTGTAAATGCTCTTCCAGTAAATGAAGAATTTACCTTTAACCCTTCATATCCAGTTGGTCCATATGGTGCAGTGGTAAAATGTATTTCATCTTTAGATATATTAAAATCACCTCTAAGTACTGTAATTGCTGCTCCAACAGTATGATAACCAACTCTTGACCCCAAGTATCCCCTTGTTACATTAAATGCATTAGTCGAACCAATACCAATGGTATTAATTCTCATATACTCTGAATCAATTTGGAGAGTATCTAATGAAGTTATTGAAGAAATTCCAGAGAGATAAATGACATCTGTAGTGACACCTACTGAAGATGTTAGTGATGGTGATAAGTCTCTCTTGTATAATGGACTTTGAATTATATTATCGACGGAAATAATTGCACTTGCATTTGGGTTATCAAATGTAAAGGATTGTGGACCAGTTCCATATGAAGTAATATTTAATTCATTAGAAGTTGATAATCCAGAAACTTTATAATTGTCATTATCTATTTTTGTTACATATAATGTTGATGGTAATTTATCGGTCCCTAAAACTTTAGGAGTCAAATATAAGTCATCTGCTGGAGTTACACCTCCAACTAATGAACCAGAAATTTTAAGTTTATCTGTAAGGGCATAACCAACGCCACCATTTTGAACAATAATAGAAGAAATATCACCAAATGTATTTCTTGTTACATTAAAAGTGGCACCACTTCCAAGTCCAACTATTGTAGAACTTGGTAAATTTGAATATGTACTATTTGCTTGTCCAACTATTCTTGTATTTGCTACAGAAGAAACTGTGAATGATAGGTCATTTGTTGGACTTGTACCATTCATAAAAGTTCCAGAGATTGAAACTGTATCACCAACTGCATATCCTCTTCCACCTTCTCTTAAGACTAAAGAAGTTGAGATTGGATATCCAGTTGATGAATTATAAACAATAAAAACACTAAATTTTGCTTGAGTTCCTACTCCACTTGTGGAATATGCTGGAAATGGATCAAAAAATCCATAAAATCTATTTTGATTTAAAGAGAGGTCAGGAGTTATAGATGCAGAAGTACCTACAATAGTTGTTGAAATAGCAACATTATAACCATTTTCAAAAATAGAAGTTCCATTTCCACCTTCAACTTGCATAATAATTGAAGATTCGGTTGATGCAACTGATAGATATGGGGAACTATCTGGACCTTTTCTAACAATCAAAGAACTTTCAACATATGAAGTTGTTGCAATACCTACTTTAGTTCCCAAATCTTCAGTCGTTGGAAAATATCCAGAACCAGGATTTAAAATTGCAATTCTTCTTATGGATCCACCAACAATTACTGGATAGAAAAGACCTTCAACTAAAGGTGTTTTAGTACCAAGTACTTCTATTTTTGGTGGGTCAGTAGATGCATATCCAGTTCCACCAGATATAACATCGAATGATGAGACACCATACTCTGAATTAAAATTGGGTATTAATACAGCACCCGATCCTGGAACTTCTCTTGTTGACATATTATTTTACTTGTTATATACACCACGGGGGAATAATTGTCCTTTTGCTGGTCTTCTTCCTGTCAAATATCCAGGAGAAGACCTATCTTCATCTCTTAATGAAAGATTACCAATAGAAATTGTTCCATTTGTTTCTGGAATTACAAATGGAGTTGTTGCTGAATCAAAAGAATATTCAATATTTGCATCTGTTCCAGAAACTTGAGATTCCAGTGAAATAAAAGTGAAATTAGGCATCAGATTACCCTCGCACAGAATAAAATGCCACTTGTCCTTTGTGTCTGAATGTAAGAACCATTAATTACTTTGTAAACTTCAGATGGACTTACTGTAACAGTATCATTTTGTTGAATATTTACACCTGGCAAATTATAAGAAAATTCAATCAAAACAAAATCATCAGGAATATAATATGGAACTGGAACCAATTGTCCATTTATCGGTATTCCTTTAATTACAGCATTAAAATCTGCATTAGAGGATATAGATTTATTTCCATTATATCCACCATTTCCTCTTTCTGGTGTTTGTGAAGAACTTCTATAATAAATTCTTTTAGATGAACTATTAGTAGAATAATAATATTCACCTGGATTATATGCTGCAGTAGAAACATAGAAATCCTCAGTATAAATGTTTGCATAAGTAGAAGCATTTAATGTAGAATATCCAAATTCTGCTGCTCTTTTTGAATGGTCACTAGAATAATCTGTGTTTACATTTCCCGCATTCCAAGTCCTAAAAGTTATACTTGGTCTGAAATTTCCTGACCCAGAAGGACCTGGGAGAATTTGAGTAAAACCACTTATGAATAACTCATCCAAGTCCCATAAGTTTGGATTTTCAAAGTTGTGTAAAATAAAAGTTCCATAAGTATTATCTGAAATTTTTTGACTAGAAAGAGTTGGTGCTTTATATGATAATACTGAAAAGGATGGATCAAGACTTGAACGATAAATGTTTAAATCTAATTTGTATCCAGTATTTGAACCAGTAATTATTTTATTCTGACTAGCTCCATTTTGAGATGAATATCTTTTCAATCTATCAAGATCTTCAAAACTACTATAAGGATCTGCTGTTGGTCTTCTTGAGTGGTCAAGTTTTTCTGCTCCGACCCATCTTCTAGAATAAGACATTGCACCAAAATTTAAAGATCCAGCAGCATATGGGTGGAATCCACTTCCTGCACCTAAAATTAAATTATAATCATCATGGAATAAAAACATTCTATATGTTGTTCCATATTTTTTATTTGGATTTATTGTTTGTTTTAATATAGAACCACTATTGTATCCACTTGATGAAAGTTGTTTATAATAGAATGAACTTGTTGTTCCATATCCAATTGGATTTATGTCCCCAGAGTCTGCGGGAAGAACAACAATAGTACCTCCATTTTGACTAGCATTAGTATTATCTTTAATATAATACGTTCCTGCCTGACCAGGAAGGGGTGACCATGTTAAATTAGAACCACTACCAATATTATATGGTGCATTAAATGCAAGAGAGTGATATGCATAAGCATATCCAGGATTAGTTGTTTTTGAAATACCTACTGTATAACCATAACTATTAGTTAATATTAATGTATCTCCTTCTTTAATTGTAATAGTTGTGTTTCCTCCACCAACATTACCATTTCTATCTGTTCCATTTATAACCCAATCAAAACTACCATTACGAGAAACAATCGTGGATGCATATGAAACACTTCCCGTTACTGTTGCTGCTATTGCTACTTTAACTTGAAAATTAACAGCACCATTTGCTGCACCACCAATATCTGCTGCAGATACTGTTACAATTTCTCCTCCAGTGTATCCATATCCTGGTCTATTTACAAAAATGGTATCAATAATTCCAGAACTTCTAAAAATATCTAATGTAAGACCTGTTCCAATTCCAGTTAATGATGTTGTGGGAACATCATAATAATCATCACCTATGGTCCCAACCGTTCCTCCAATATTAGAAGTGAATGTTGTAACACCAACAACAAGGCCACTATCAGTCTCACCATGGAGACCCAACCATTCAAAAGCACTTTCTAATTGATTAACTAAACTACTGGATGCCCATCCAGGATTTACGGAAATTGTTGTAGTTGTAATTGCCATTTAAACTTATGCCTCCAGTTGAAGAATGGTTAAATCTGCTGTAATGGATTGGGTAGTTCCCGATAAATTTTTAATTGATGCGTAAATTATGATATCTTCAGGATTATCCATATTACCACCCATAACAAATGGAGATATAATTTGTGTGGTAGAAATTCCAGTGGTGATGACCTCAGCAATCACTCCACTTCCAGGCAGTGGATCGGTTCCAACACTTCTATTGGAATCATTTTCTCTTGATGTACTATCAGTATATAGTCTTAACCATCCTGCAGTAGAAAGTCCAACTTTCATCAAAGCATAAGATTTAAATCCAGGAATATTAGTATTTCCAATTCCATTATTTACGATTGAAGTAGTCACTCCAGTTACTATAGTTCTTGATTGTAGTGAACCACCAGATGCTGTGATTGTTGCAATTCCTGCACTGAATGTAACATCAAGTCCAGTTCCAAAATCAATTGTAGTTGCAGAACCAACATTGACTTGATTATCTTCAACTGCAACACCAGTACCTGCTGCAGTTACATTAAGTAGTGCAGAACCATCGATTGCTGGTAGTGCTCCTGTAAGTTGTCCAGAAGGAAGATTTGTTAGTCCAGAACCAGATCCAGAGAACGATGATGCCGTTATGATTCCACTGGTATTGATATTTACAGTTGAAATTAATGAAGATGAAATTCCACTTGAATTTGAGTATGTCGATACTCCTGATGTTGTTGAATATGTTGATATACCACTTGAATTTGCATAATTTGAACTAGTAGAAACACCAGAGGATGTAGAATAAGTTGCAATTCCAGCAATAGTAGAATAAGTTGCTATTCCACTTCCAGATACAGTAGCAATTCCAGAAGCAAAAGAAACACTAAGATTTGAACCAAAGTTAATAGTCCCTGCAGTTCCAATTGGACTATTATCATCTTGAACAATAACTCCACTACCACTTCCAACGACATTCAGTAGTGCTGAACCATCAATTGCAGGTAATGTTCCTGTAAGTTGACCTGCATTCAAAGTTCCATGGAACCCAGTTGCAGAGACAATACCAGCAACTGTGAGTGCTTCGGTGACTAAAGTGGTCTTAATTCCCACATTGCCATTCTGGTCAATATACTGACGAATATTTCCTTGACCATCAGCAATTATAACTCTATTAGATACAGTTCTAACATCAAGATTTCCAGAATTTCCATCATAATTACCAAGGATAACATTATAATTACCAGTTGTTATTTTCTGTCCTGCTCTATCACCAAGGGCAATATTAAATTGACCACTAGTAGTGTCATATAAAGTAAATTCACCAACTGCTATATTGTGTCCTAATCCAGAACTTAAGTTGAATAATGACTGATCACCAATGGAAATATTTCTGGTTGCCCCAGAACCCATATTTAAATTACCAATTCTGATATTATCAGAAGCACCAAATTCTATTCTTCCAGAAGAAATTGTAGTGACACCAGCAAGAACTGAACCACCAGATACATTAATGTAACCATTAAATGTGGAATTTCCAGAGACAGTTAAAGGTGAAGTTGCAATTGTTGTTCCTATCGCAACATTACCAAGGGTATGAATACCTGTATTAGTTCTATTCCAGACCGAATCTGTATTTGCACTTAATGTAACTGCACCAAAAGAAGTAGAAATACTTATATTGCTTCCCGCAACAAGAGAAGTTACAACATTACTTAAAGTTGAACCATTTCCATAATAATTTGTTGCAGTAATTACACCACTTGCTCTTAAATTTGTTGTAGTTGTAATTCCAGTAACTCCAATGTCACCAAATATAGCAACTCCATTTGGAAGAGTTTGTAGTTTTTTGGATCCATTATAATAGAGAATAGACCCTTCTCCTGCAACTGCAGTAAATACGTTATTATTTCCGTTACCAATTCTAATAGAAGAACTTGTATCTATTCTTAAATCTACAGCATCATAATAAATTGAGGCATCCGTTTGTCCACCAGAACCTAAATTTATACGAACTCCATCATTTAATTGGATTTTACTGGATTGACCAGTAATAGTAAATGTTCCATTATTTAACTGTAAAGCACTAACAGGAGCATTTGTTCCAATACCAACACTAGATGATGTTACAATTCCAGATGCAACAGTAGTCCATTGTGTAGAAACTGCACTCTGTGCAGTTGAGTTTATAGTTACATTTCCTCCAGTTCTTGCTATTGATACATTTGAACCAGCAAGAATATTTGTAACAATTCCTGTTAAATTTGCTCCAGAACCATTATATGATGTTGCAGTGACCACACCAACGGTAATATCTGGAACTGAGGAAAAATTTCCAGCAAAAAGAGCAACAGTTGCAATTCCTGCAGTTATTGCGTATGTAGAAGTGGTAGACAGTCCAGAAATATTAGAATAAGAAGATACTCCAGCAGTTACAGCAAAAGTCGAAATACCAGCAGTAGTTGCGTATCCAGATACTGTAGATACACCAGCAGTTCTGGCAAATCCTATAGAATTAGTTATTGTAGTTCCATTTCCAATTGCATTATAA